CTTTTTTCAGGTCGCCCTCAATCAGGCCGGTAACACCGCCAACCAACAAGCCAGTACCCACCGTGCTAGCGGCTGCACCCGACAACCCAAGGAACCCACCAATCGAAGACCCCAAACCCGGTGCTACAGTATTGAGCACGGCTCCAGCCAGCATGGGCAGGAGTTTTTTAAGGAACGAAGCTTCGTATAAACCTGTTTCTGGGTTAACCGTCAGGCTGCCACCATGCGCCATCGCAAGGGCCTGAAGTCCTTTGACTTCTTGGGGAGCCATATGCACAAGCACAGAATCCCCATTCCGACCACGTGAGGCCAGAAGGGAGGCAAGCCCAGCCTCGGGGGGATTCGTATATCTTGGGTCGTTGTTGTACATACTCACCCCACCGGGTCAAGTTGCGCTGATATTAACACTTCAAACCGACACATTGGACACCCACGTGACGGTCAAGATAACGGACGGGATCTCGGGGACATTACCCAAAGCAGGCTCTTCTGCCAGAAACACGTTGGTATCTGACGACTGCCAAGCAAGTTCAAAGTAGTCGTTCTCGGCCAGAGGCAGCACAAAGTTCCATGCGGCCACGATCTCAGAGTTTGGTCCGTCGATAGTAACTTTAGTTGCGCTGTTTGCAACATTCTGACCGTTAAGCCTGAGCCAGATATATACGGCAGACGCACTACCACCAGACTTGTCTAGCTGGGCGGAGAACTGAATGTTGTAGATAGCTTCTTCAGCTACGTACACACGAGAGTTGATAGCGCCGATACTGACGTTAAAAAAATCAACCGTCTGGTTATACGTCATCAAATTGACGGCGTTAGAAACCGGGTTAAGCTGATCAATGTTGCTATAAAACGAACCATACGGTCGCGGCGCGTTGACGGCGTTGCTGACTTGGTTCAAGTACAGACGCATGACGTTGCTGTACTGATCCTGATACCGTTGCTCATAGCTCACCGGGGCTACCGGCAAGCTTGGGTTTACGATGTTTCGTCTTTTGCTAGTTATAGACACTAGCGACGACCGTCCGGCTTCACATCAATACGCATAGCGCCCATCTGCCACGCCACGCCCTTGTCTACCGAGTCCAACCGGAACGCCATCTGACGACCACGCACTCGCGTGTAGACCTGACCCGTAAACTGTTGGATCGGGATAGTAGAAGTGCGTGTGACGGTCGGTTGATCAGCAGCCGTGTAATTGCTACCCGAGTTCTGTCTGGGCTTGACCGTCAAAGTAATTGTTGGACTACTAACAGTTGATCCTGCAAAGGTAAGGTCAGGCAACATACGCCAGACGTAACCAAAGTTCTCACCATCCGAGATATCAAAGTCGGATGACTCGATGTACGCCTCAATAGGCAGTGACGGGCTTTGAGATACGTCGTCGTTACCAAACTCGTGCAGCATCACTTGGTTAGGTACTTTAAACCCGACCGCGCTGTATTGAATATGGCTTGCAGCAGTAGTGCCGTTAGCCCCGCGAACACAACCAGTGAGAGTATTACCAGTTTTACCGGTATAGGTAATCTGTTCCGAGTCAACCGTGATCGTGCCTGCATTGGGATATGACGACGCATCAACAAGCGATATGGTGGTTACAGACGAGTTGATAGCCGTATCCAGATACGAACTCTGAAGGCTAAACACGCCAAGCGGGTACGTACGCAGACCCGGCGAATCAAGCCATGCAGTGCGCTCAATCGTACCGTAGTACCAAATACGTTCCAGATGGTTATAGATCACGTACCGATTATTCACGAGGCTATCGGCAGACGGATAGAACCACCAGATCTCGTTATAACCTTCGTTCGTACCGCACACGATCTGACCGTACTGGCTCGTGTTGATGTCGGTATAAACATACTGACGCAAGGTGCAGGGCAGCGTCTCAACGCGACCGGAATACATGTAGAACTTGTCCACACCCATCCAGTACGTGACGTTGTTGACCGTGATTGCCGCGTTCGGGGAGATGATGGAGATATTGTCCATCAACAAGTTGATACCCCACACATACGGAGGACCGAGGTACTGCATCGAAAACAACGCAGCATCCGTCCAAATCAAAATTTCCTGCCGAGTATCGACCGCGCACTGAATGAACGAACCGTGCGAGAGAAGTTGTTCACCTGACTGGTTGAGTGCAGTCGGCACCCAGTCATAGGCATTATCGGCGTCTGACCAGCGCACCAACATCGGATCAAAGTCGGAGGTAAACGTAGCAGGGCTGTACGGGTTTGAACCAAAGCAGATCGTGAAGTTGCTGACGCTTGAAGTCAGGACTTGGTTCGTTTGCTCAGGAATATGCCGACCAGAGTAACTGATGGTCAAAGTAGAAATCGTAAACGAGCCAGTCGTGGTGGCCGACAACGGTACTGAAAACCCGCCGTCATAGTCAGTTGTGACGTAGGTGCCAGCAGCAATACCACTACCGGTGATAACTGCGCCAGATTCAATCCCAGTTGGGTCAGCAACCGTAATTGTCGTAACCGAAGCCGACACCGTAGCCGTCGTAGTAGCCCGGATAGTCTCGTTAGCAATGTCTGAGAGCAGTCTGGCACGGTCATAGTTCGCCAGATCCAGCGTCCAGTAATAGATCGGACCACGACGATAGTTGAAGATCAGGTCGTCGTTGAAGTTATCTTGCGACCACAAGCGCAAGTCTGTGCCTGCGGCTACGGCAGAACCCCATCCACCTGCACTCCAAGGCGGCTTACCCCAACCCACACCGCCCGAGTAAGTAGATAGTCCTGCTGGAATTTGTAACTGCGAGACAACCAGCGAACCACCGCCAGACCCTGTAGATGTAGCTACGTTCGGAGCAACGATCTGATACGAGTTGGACGTAGGTACAGCAACGATCTCAAACTCACCGTCAAAGTTGATGCCGTTGACGACGCCGCTATTAGATACGCCAGAGAACGTCACGTACGAGCCAATCGTGGAACCATGTCCTGACTGCGTGACCGTAACAAGCAAACTACCATCCGTAGTCGTGAACGGATTGGCAGCGATCACGCCTGAAGAGAAGACCGGGGTTACGTCGTAATAGGTACCGCCGTTTTCAATGTAGTACTTGGAGTTCGTACCAAAGCCCAGCAGGTTACTGCCGCCAAACGTGACCCAGTTCCACAGGGTGTGGCAGATGCCGAGGAAGGTATTGCTGGACTGGTTGACCCAGCCACCCAGCTTTTCAGCGTAGCCCGAACGAAACCGCACCTTGTCACAAGCAAAGTAACCGCCTTCGTTGGCATAGCTCGTAGACTCTTTGTTGATGCCCGGACGGAATTCAAGTTTTGTAAGGGGCATTACGCTACTCCCGAGAGGAACAACGCACGTTCGTCGTTGCGCCGTTTGACTAATCCCGGCAGAACTCTACCACCTGCCTTCGTCCATTTCAGAAACTCGTCAGCCGCCTCTTCCAGTTCACCTCGGTTGGTCTTCATCCGAAGGGAAGAACGCTGGAGATTGCCGAGGCCCACGTTGAAGGCAAAAGATACGAGAGCATCAAAGACTCCCTGACGGCCAACAGCAGCAGGGCAAAGTCGAACCACACCACGCTCAAACCGGCCAAGGTCTTGAGCAAGTATCCGGTCCACCTCGTCCATCGTGAGAGTGCGATCCCAGCCTGCGGGTATCGGTAGATTCTTGCGCTCCTCATACTTCACCGCAGCGTGAATAGGGTCAATCACATGGCCGACACCGACAGTCCACAAAAGGGCAGGGCAGCGGTAAGGCTTGGTCCGTACCCCCTCGTGATGTTTGATCATGTCAATGGCAGCCTGACTGACTTTCACTTCTTGCCAAAAGCCTGCGTACCAAACCAGAAAGCGATGATCGAAGACAGAATCAACATCTCGTCATCCGAGAACACTTCAGCCATCGCAGCAGCAAACGGCACACCCGTATTGTAGGCGTACCAAACACCAGCAATGTTGATAGCGACAAGCTCCAACACGAAGATGTAGGTCACAACCGGACGGACAGAAGCCCGGAGGTTGATCATCCACTGACTTGCGCCTTTGCCAATCTCGATGTCGTGGTTGTACAGAGCCTGACGTTCTTCAGCAGCAGTCTGAGTCTGGATCTGCTCCAGCTTGATTTCTTCGACCCGAGCCTGAGCAATGAAGCCACGCTCTGCCAAAGCCAACTCGCGCTCCTTCTGGGCAGCGACCAAAGCCAACTCGTGCTTCTTGTCCTGCCGGTCTTGGAATATTTGCAGGATCTTGGGTAGCCCACCTGCGAGAAAGGACAGGAACGTTGAGACCATCGTCATCATGGATGCGTCCTCTTGTATTCGTCAAACTCGGCTTTGAGTTCTTGGATGGCCTTGATCAGCGGAGCAATGAGTTCGTTGTAGCCTATTGATTTAACGTCGTCCCCCCCTTTGATGGTGTGGTCTTGATATCCACCAAAATCGACGCCCATTGAATCCGCTACTGCTTTGACTTCTTGCGCGATCAAGCCGTGATGATAACGAGTACGCGCCTTTGTACCGTTGTGGGTAATGTTTGCAAGTTTATTTGCTTCACTCCACGCTTTCAGCGCAGCTTGATACTCTGCATCAGATGCGTAGTCCTTTCTGTTGGGCCTTTCCGTTCTGTAGTCTTCACGCATATCCCACTTAAAATCTCGTGGGCGCAAAGCCATTATGAAATTCAAGCCTAACTGCGTGTCACGGATTGCCGTTTTATCGCGCACATCAGAACGATCTTGAACCGCCCCATACGCATACGTAGTCGTGCTTGAGTTGCCTAGCTGAACTTGGTTGCTACCACTGACTTGAGCGTTGTATCCAAGGGCAGAAGCGTTTGAGGTGTTTATGAAGGCGTTCGCCAACGATACCGTACCAACGCCTGTGTTGTAGTTTCCGGTGGTTATGTCAATACCAGTCCATCGACCAACAAATACGTTGGAGTTTCCAGAAGTAAGTACGTCGCCAGCGCCGTAGCCCAAGCAGGTGTTTTGATACCCACTTGTTATGCCGTAGCCTGAAGTTGATCCGACGCAGGTATTTTCATACCCACCTAGAATTGAATCACCAGCTTGTTGTCCTACAACTGTATTGTCATAACCAGTTGTGATAGACGTTCCAGCATCGTATCCAATACACGTGTTGTCGTAACCGGTTGTGACGCTATCCCCTGCATTAAGTCCCAATGCAGTAGCAGTGCTGGTTGTAATACCGGTAAGGCTGGAGGTACCAGATATAGTGATAGACCCAGCACTATTCGTGATGGAAATACCGGTACCAGCAGTCAACGTCGAACGGGTATAGCCAGAGCCGTTACCAATCAATAACTGACCGTTAGTCGGGGTAGCCGTCAATCCAGTACCGCCAAGGGACACAGGCACAGCACTAGCAAGGCTGATCGTGATCGACTGCGTACCAGTCGATTGAAGCGGCGAAGTGGCGTTGACGGATGCAATGAATCCGGTGCCCGTTGCCGTGATCGTGATTGACCCAGCGTTGTTAGTGATACCGACGCCCGGACCACCGTTCAGAGTGCTGAGCGTAAAACCCGTGCCGTTACCAACCAGAAGTTGCCCGTTTGACGGAGCAGCGGTGCTGCCTGTACCGCCTTGAGCCACGCCCAGCGGATTGGACAACGTGAGGCTTGTAATGACTGCACTTGTAGCAACAAGGTTAGTGATCGTAGCTGAACCAGCCGTCAGCGTTGTGATGTTGGCGCTAAGCCCATTGATATAGGAGGTCGCATTCACAACGTCCGTGCCGTTGCAGACCAGAATTATCTTGACGCCGTTGGGCACCGAGACGCCGGTCTGACCTGCCACTTTGACCGTAACTTGTCCGGACGAGGTGTTGTTGTAGATGAAGTACAACTTCTTGTTGGCAGGGACGATCAGGTTGGTGTTGGTACCACCCGTGCCGGTCAACTCGATAAACATGTTACGAGCCACGCCCGATGCACCGTTCGGGATGGTGATACTCGTGTCCGTGCCCGTGGCGACTGCCTGAGTGACGTAGCCTGAGATGGCCTGTTCAATCAGCGTACCGAGGTTGGTATTGGTGGTATTACCCCACGCACCGGCTTGGTCTCCAGTACCAATAAGCTCGATGGCAAGGTTAGTTGAATATGTACTAGCCATTTAAAACCTCACGCCGCAATTTGCGTCCAGTTTGGCGTCTGTGTGTCGTTAATCTGTGTCCAAGTCGTCGTCTGCGAGTCGTCAACGGGAATCCACGGTCCAGTTGGAACCGGAACAATCTTACCCCAAACAAGGACTTGACCAACAGCACCGGTTGCGGTAACGCCTGTAACGAGAACGACCGCATCTGCGGCAGCAGCAACTGTCCCAACCGCGCCTGTTGCAGATACCCCTGTAACTGGGACATCGACGAAAATGGCAACCGTAACCGTGCCAAGCTGCCCGGTAGCCTCGACTCCCGTAACCGGGACAACCGCTTCTGAGATAACAGTAACGGCACCAAGTTGCCCAGTGGCTCCGACCCCGACAGCAAATACATCGGCATTTGCTGCAACAAGAACTGTGCCGGTTTGCCCGGTGGCCTCGACCCCCGTAACTGGGATGAAGGCTTCACCGAATACAGTGACCGTACCTATCTGGCCCGTGGCTTCAACGCCGTTAACCGAAGTGTTAGCGTCAGCCGCAACAACGACAGTGCCGAGTTGACCGGTAGCTTCAACGCCCGTTAAAAAGACGTTTGCTTCGTTTACAACGACTACAGTGCCAAGCTGACCGGTGGCTTCAACCCCAGTTACGGCAACACGAGCGTCACCACTACCGAGATCGGCAAATGGCGCAGAAGCAAATGGGGTAAGGCCAAACATGCACTAGTATTCCTTGCCTAGGACATTTTTTGCAAATTGATAATCGGCAGCGTAGTAGTCTCGGGCAAAAGACTTCAGGCCATCTGTAACTGGCACGTTGATTGGTTTGGCCTTGTTAAAGTGTTCAAATTTTTTATCGCCGCCCATATCTTTAACTACTTCCGTAACCCCAGCAACCAAGTTGTCAAAGTCAATTAAATTAATTTTTGGTATGTTTAACCAATCAACTTGTTGTAATTTAAAAAACGAAAGATGTTGATTCTGAGGTTCATCAAAATAACTTAAAAACTTGTCATAACTTAGATTGAAACCTTTTAGCGTGCTCAAAAATCTGTCTAGTGGATTTCTAAACACTCCGTACATTTTGTAATTTGCAATGTTAGGGTAAAGCCTCACTGCGTCTTCATATTTAACATGGTGATGATTTGGCAATGAAGAATGAGTGATTAACCTAAAGTTAAAAGATGCTAAAAAATCTTTCGTAGAAATGCTTCCGCATTTGGGCGGCAAAACAAACGCAATCTGCGCCTGCTTGTGGAACATCATTACGGTGCTTCCTCTGGCGGCAAGTCTCTCCCTATGCCCATACTGCTTGTAAGGAGAGGCACGATATCCCAAGAAAGCGTACTTTCATTCCATATATAGAAGTTACCGTCATCTGGGTACGGTACAGGAGCTTCCCACTCGGTGGTGTCTTCGTTTAAAACCCAAGACGGAAAGAATTTTGGATGGATGAATACATCTTTTACTGGGTTGTAAACACCGCCAACAGCGGCGTAACGAGTTCTGAAATTATTGTTATACGACGTTTGTACCCAAACAGTGTCGCTACCAAATAATGAACAACAGAACTCTACGCCAAGCGGTTCTGACTCGGGGAATGGCAAGTCGTTAATAACCGCGTTTTTTACAACGATTACTTCTACTACGACGTTGTTTTCGTCAAGTCTTGCAAAATGTGCCATATATCACCATCTAACCGAACCGGAGCCGGTGAATATATAGATACGAAAACCGCCAGAAACAACGGCGGAAGGAGACCCTGTAATAGTGGCAGGTGCTCCAAAAGCGTCGGAGTATCTCAAAACAACTACACCAGAGCCGCCAGCCCCGCCAGCCCCGCCCGGAGATGGTGAAGTACCGTTACCGCCTCCACCGCCACCTCTATTAGCAGTACCCGCAGTAGGTACGGTGTAATAGCCGCCGCCTCCGTTTCCGCCAACACTTGACCCGCCAGCACCTTTAGTGCCACCGCCGTCACCGCCACCACCTCCGCCGCCAGCGTAGAAAAGGTTACTGAGCGTAATTGAAGACATTTGCCCCAAGCCGCCTGCGCCTGTGTCATAAGAGTAGGGTGGATAATATGCGCCGCCCTCTCCTCCAACTCCGCCTTTGCCGCCACCACCGCCGCCACCGGTTCCCAAGCCGGGCCGGGTATTACCCCCACCTCCGCTATTTCCTTGTCCCCCTGTGCCACTACCACCACCACCGCCGTAGCCACCGCCACCACCGGAGCCGCCACCATAACCGCTTTCAAAGTCGATGCCGCCAGTACCGCCGCCGGTCATCGTAGCCACAGATGAAATAGCAGAGTTGCTACCGTTATTACTTGAGGCTCCACCACCGCCAACAGTGACGGTGTAAGTAGTACCACGCACTGGGCTAAAGGTGGCTCCGGCATTGCTCATACCCCCTGCGCCACCACCACCGGCTACATAAGCGCCCTCGCCGCCCGCTGCTCTACCACCAGCACCGCCAGCAACTATGAGGTATTGAACCGATGATGGAATAGGTGCCCCGTATGGAGCCCCAATAAATAGTTGCTGCAAACCACTCATGTCAGATTGCCAGACAGAATGCAGTACGACGGGTTGATGAAAAGAATGTTGGCAATGCCACGGGTAGCCAGCGTAACGCCAGTACGGTTTGTGTTGGTACCGACCACGTAGGCGGTCGTAGTGCTGATGTTGATACTGACGTTACCCGTCGTGTCGTTGTAGACAGAGATGGCGTTGCCAGTCGAGAAGGTGTTGTTCGGTACAAGTACCTTTCCGCTAGTGCTAACCGTGACGAACTCACCAATGTCAGTGACGGTAAGGGTGTACTCGGATGTTTTAGCAGCACCGGCTGACGGGATGTTGCGAACGTTACCAGCAACGTCAGAGATGACACCACTTAACCCCGGGACATCTGTCGTGGTTCCGACGAGGAGATTGCCAGTGGTAGTCAGTCGAACCTTCTCAGCACCGTTGGTGTAGAAGGTCATCGGGAGGTAGGAGCCGGTGCCGCGAATACCAGCGGTTATACGACTATCTGACCCATTGATAACGAGCAGCTGTGTATTGGAACAGCTGTTAAAATCAGATCCGGACTCAAGAATTAAACCAGAAACCGTCCCAGTTCCATTCGGCAACACTTCAATATTTGTATTGCCATTAGTCGTGCTTGATTGAAATGCTAAACGGTTAGCAGCCGTCGCATTGCTAAAGTCACCCGTGATGCGTTGGGCGGTGCCTGCGAAGTTAAAATTACCAGACGAATCAATAGTCGTCCGCACCACGCCGCTCGTGGCAAGACTCAAAGTAGCAGAGCTATCTGCTGTCAGTATTATGCCATCAACGGCGGCGTTAATTGTAGCCATGGCTTATGCTCCAGCAGACCCCTACGGCCATTTTACTCTCCTAATTTTGCTTTCAGCACGTTCACTTCGGCTGACAATTCTTTCACGGCGTTGACCAAGTGCCATACCAAACGGTCAGAGTTTACCGCCAACACGCCTGTGGACTCTTCCTTCACGCACTCAGGTAGCACCTCCTGAATCTCCTGCGCGATCACGCCAAGCTGCACACCCGGCGTTTTGATAGCGGCAGACTTCGGCAATTCAGGATCAATCTCGTCCTCGGTGCGGTACTCGAAGTTACGGACGCGAAGTTGGTTGATCTTGGCAAGGCCATCGTTGTTATCGACGATGTTTTTCTTAATTCGGCGGTCTGATGTTGTAGCCCAAGTGGTCGTGTTATTGCCCTGGTACATGCTGCCGCCAGCAGGGTTGATGAAGCCTGTACTGCTTCCCTTACCAGTCGTGTCGTATCCAATAGCGATTTCATTGTTGTTTGTAGCTGCTGATCCACGCGCCAGTCCGCCGACGTAGGTGTTGTGGAATCCTGTTGTTGTGGCGGTTACATAATATCCAGCTTGCTCGCCAATAAAGACATTATAATTTCCAGTTGACAGGCTAAATCCGGAATAGTATCCAATACAGTTGTTTCCGATTCCTGTTGTAATTCCATATCCAGCATAAAAACCAAACCCGTTATTTCCAGCCCCGGTTGTTGCAGAATAGAGAGACGCAAAACCAACAGCCGTGTTGTAGTTCGCCGTGGTCACATTGCGTAAAGTTTGGCTTCCAACCGAAGTCGAATACGATCCGGTTGTTTTTGCATACTGACTAAGATAGCCAATAGCTACGTTATCTATGCCAGTGGTATTGCCATACATGGCACCTACGCCGACAGCGGTATTCGCGTTTCCTGAGGTATTTGACTGTAACGGACCGCCGACCACACCGGGAATGTGTGCACCAACGGCGGTATTTGAGTTTCCGGTTGTGTTTAACTCAAGTGCAGACCTACCAAGAGCCGTGTTTCCGTAACCTGTTGTATTAGCATTTAATGCACTATAGCCGTTCGCGGTGTTGCTCGATCCTGTGGTATTGGCATTTAGCGCAAGCTCCCCCGTGACCGTGTTGCTCTGGACAGAACTCGCACCTCTGCCAAAGCGAACAGAGTTCAACCACGCATCGCCGTTGACATCAAGCAAGCGACCGGCTGTTGGGGTTTTGCCAATACCAACGTTGCCCGACGAGTCGATATGCATCCGTTCGGTGGCAGCCATCTGCCAACTGTAAATAGCGTTAGCAGAAGTATTCCAGACAAAACTATCCGTCGCCCCAGCGGTCGGGGTGCAATCCATAGTCACGGAGCCAGTTTGAAGTCTGAAGGCTCCTAGAAGTCCAACCTCTAACTTTCTGCTCGGTGAATTTACTCCAACTCCAACATTCCCCGACCCATCAATAGCCATACGGGTCGTACCACCCGTAGCAAGATTTAACGTGCCACTAGTGTCGCCTGTGATGACAACTCCGCTGCTGTTTGCATTGATCGTGGACATTACTTCGTCTCCAGAGCGGCAACCTTGGCCTTCAGTTCATCAATCATCGTCTGCTGTTCTTGGATGGCTTTGGTCAGCAGAGCCACCATGTTGCCGTAGTGGATAGCATCAGGTCGGCCTTCCTTGTTGTACGAAACAAACTCGGTCAAACCTGCATCATGTACTTCTTCGGCAATCAAGCCGCCGAATACGGTATCTCCGTCTTTTTTGCTTTTATAAGTAACGCTTCGAAGTTTGAGTACTTCAGCAAGGCCGTGTGTGGCGTCGGTTACGTCTGATTTGTATCGAAGTGACGAAGTTGATCGGAGAAGAAAACCATTTACATCAACAACGACGTTGGCACTAGAACCAGTCGTGTTGTAGTACGGCGATGCAGCCGCAGTTCCGGTGCTTAATCCACCGTCATTTTGAACGTAAAAAAGATTTGTTGTTGCGCTGTTTCTAAAAATTACAGAATAATTTCCATTGGTTGTGTCAGAACCAACAACATAAAAACGACAAACAGATAATGGGGTGGCTCCAATACCGACGTTGCCGGATGAGTTAAGAGTTACTGCACGACGTACATACGCGCCGCCAGAATCGTATTGGTTGATGCCTAGGCCACCAGAGCCGCCATCGTCAATAAAACCAACAGATGCGTTGCCGGTGTAGCCTGAAGTGCCTAATAGCCACGCATAGCCGCCAGTTGCGACTTGCAAGTTAAGGGCAGTTTGTGTTCCAGCACTAACGTGTAGCCTTCCTGATGGCGAAGCCGTCCCAATACCGACGTTGCCAGCAGAAGTAATTGTTGCAGCCGTGACCGTGCCGCTGACTTGGAACGTGATAGCCCCGGTTGTGTCACCGGAAAAGGTCAGCGCAGTTGGAACCGTTACACCTGACGTAATCGTACTCATATCACCACCCAACGTTGTCCGGCACTGACCGTGATGGAAGCACCTGACGAAATAGTATGTGGCCCAACAGTCAGCCCGTTGTAGTCCGTTGGGAACGTGTAGTTAGCAGCAGATATGTCTTTGTTCAACACGATTCCGTTAGAAGCTAACAAAGCCGAGCCGGTAATAGTCGTGCCAGTAATCGTCGTGATGTTAGCCGAAGTACCGGTAATGGTCGTAATGTTCGCACTGGTCCCGGTCAACGTCGTGATGTTGGCCGAAGTGCTATTCAAGTTTGTGACGGTACCCGAGGTATACGTCAGGTTCGTACCGGTCAGCGTCGTAATGTTGGCCGACGCAATATTCAGATTTGCCAGCGTCAGGCTGGTCAGCGAGAGGTTTGTGACCGTAGCCGAGGTGTAGGTAGCTGTCGTGCCTGAGATCGTCGTGATCGTTGCGCTCGTCAGATTACCGTTGGAGTACGTAACGTTCGTACCCGACACCGACGCAATCGTGGCAGACGTAGCCGCCAGTTGAGACACCGTACCGCTTGAATACGTGACGTTCGTGCCAGAGAGCGTGGCAATTGTGGCAGAGGTAGATCCCAACTGAGTGATGTTGGCACTGCTGAACCCAGCAGTCGTACCCGTGACCGTCGTGATGTTGGCCGAAGAACCCGTGATCGTCGTGATGGACGCACTGACCGCAGCCGTGATCGTGGCACTAGAAATCGTCGCGCCTTGATCCAGAACAACACTGCCCGTGCCGGTTGAGTTGGCAATACTGATATCAGGAGTCTGACCACCAGATGAGGCCAACGGACCCGTAGCAGTAACCGACGTAACCACGCCTGAATTGGTCGCAGACAGAGTAATGCTGCCAGCACTGTTCGTGATGGAGACGCCCGATCCTGCCGTGAGGGTCGAGAGAACAAAGCTCACACCATTACCGATCAGCAACTGACCATTGGAAGGAGCCGCGCTCTGACCTGTACCACCATTGGCAACCGAGACAGGCGTGGCCAACGAGATCGTGGTGTTAGTAATCGAGATGCCGTTACCGGCTTGATAAACCTGTGCAGACGAGATCTGGGCAAACGTAATTGCCGTCGAGCCAAATATAATGACGCTGGGGTTGTTACAGACGTAGGTCTCGCCAGCACCCGTATTACCCGAGGTGACGAAGAACGCATCGCCTCCACCCAACTCGGTCGGGCTTTTTACGCCGTACGAGTCAGCATCCGCAGCACGAGTCAGCACCCATGCCGTTGAGCCGTTACCGACTGTAGATACAACGTAGACACCGTTTTCATACGCATTGGTCTGGTTGTAGATGAGAACGCGATCACTGATGGATGCAGTCACACCATCCGGTACAAACGCTGCTAACGTACCTGCATTGGTCAGAGTCGCGCTTACACCACCCGTACCGTTGTTATACGTTGCAGTCAGGTTGCCCGTTGTGTTGGGAACTTCGTATTTTACCGGCTCGTGGTAGCTAATACCCTGCGCGGCTATGCTATCAACGTACAGCTTTGTGGCTGCATCCGATCCAACAACCGGCTCAGCAACATTAGTGATAATGGCCGAAGAGACACTGATGTTCCCCGACACATCAAAGTTGACGGACTTCTCAGACGGGTAGGTAACGAATACCTTTTTCTGTCCTGCGGAGAACGTGACCTTGTTGCCGCTATCGCTTGACGACAGTACCGTATCTCGGGAGAGCGTCGTCCCCGATGAGGTGTACGTACCAATGCCCACTTCCCATTCAACGTCGCCCGTAATGGTGTAGTAAGTCTGGTTTCCGTTTCCTACGACCGCAAAAGACTGATACCCCGGCTCAGCACCAGCCAGAGTAATCGTCCCGCTGCCAGTCGAAGTCGTCGTCTCAAGGACGCGATCAGCAAGCACGAGGGCCATGTAACCCTCCTATTAAGCGATACGCAGAATAGCAGTCGTCGAAGTCGGAGACGGGAACTGGATGGTGAAGTTACCAGCCGTAGAAGTCTTGTCACCGCCAAACGCCAACACCGCAACTGCCTTGTTACTCTGAGTCGCGTTGTAGATCAAAGCACCGTTGGCTGTGATTGTCGCGCTCGGGAAGGTCAGATCATCGAAGTCGATGAACGCTGTGGTACCACTGGAGGTTGGCACCTGCGAGATCGTCAACGTCAGCCCACCCGCCGGGTAGTTCGTACCGGACGAAGAGACCTCATCCGCCGAAGAGTACACCGTGGTGGTCGCACTCAACGTAGCCGACGAAGTAAAGAGGGCCAGCTTGAACACATCCGCAGCCGTCGAAGCGCGGATCACGCCGGTACCAAAGTTGTGGATTCCGTCAAGGATTTCTACCTTGAACGAAGTCGTCATTGCTTGAGAAATAGCCATCAGAGGTCTCCAATTAAGTGTGCGATTTCCGCATAGCCTTGTTGATCTAGCTTTTTACATATCATGCTGCGCTCGGCTGCCTGAGCCTCGCTGAGATACTTCACTAGCCAATAATGCAGTGCTTCCTTCGAGTCGGCACTGAGTATGCGGTTAGCCGCACGTTCTGCAATCTCTTCAACAGTGTGTCCACGATGGTCAGTCGTTTGTACAAACACACTGCCGATTTCTGTACTACCGTTAAACATCAAGTCACCGGAACCCTAGCCTGACCAGAGCGATACGCATCCTGACGATCCAAGCCGTCACCGAGGCGCTTCAACTGACCAAGGGCTTCTTGGTACTTGTTCTCGTAGTGCGCCATCATGTCCTCGGCACCCTTCAAGTAGGTGTATGCCTCACGGAGCGAACCGTACAGGAGCACAGACTCGAAGTTGTTACCAAGCCACGACGTACCCGCATCGACAATCGACGTTGGGTAGTAATAGTAATGCAACTCCATAGTATAGGCTGCATCTGGGGTCGGCCCCAGCAACATCGTCGTGTTGTCGAAGATGGAGTAATACGCAGGTTTGCCTGACACTGCCGGAAACGGATACGACGCTCGGATGAAGTTCACATCCTTGTTGAGCAAATACTCGTAGTCCAGAGTCACAGGGTCAATCACCGCCATCGAGAACGTCGAGAGCCAATCGGACGGCAGAGACAGATATTGGTTGCCGTTGGTCGTCGTGCCCGTCACGTTTTTACGGATGGCCGGAATCTGAACCGTGTTGTAGATCCGCTCCTCAGCCAACTGCACGAACGTAGGGATGTTCGCCACGAAGCTCTGCTCCGTAGACTCACAGTAGTCCTGAATCAGTGTAGTTAACTGGGAGTAGTTCATTAGCTCCAACCCGTCCGGTATTTACCGTTGTTCTGCAAATTGATCTGCGAGACGAACTTCTTACCCTTGGTGGCAGCGCCCGCACCCTTCATGTCCATGTGGGTGACGCCCTTGTTGACATCCTTTTCAGGATAGCCATTCTCACCAGTCGAGTCAGTGTTCGGCTTGATCTTGCCGGGGTTTAGTTCTTTCATGGCAGTTACTTCGGGCCAGAAGACTTACGGACCGGGCTGCGCTGGTTCATCACCTTCGCCATGTTCCGACCGTACTTCTTCATCTCGCTGTTGGTCTTGCCACCAGCACGCATACCGTGAGCCTTGCCCGCCGGAAGCGAAGCGTGTTTTCTCAACGCTTTCATTGCATCGCCGTTCTTCATCTCAATCTCCTAGGTCACTACGACCGTTACATCTCCTACTTCACCAGCAGGAGTAAGCGTATTTGGGGTTAGAGCCGCATCAAAAGAACTCGCCCCTCCAACCGGGTTCCAACCCCATTGTATCTGACGGCTACCATTGGCACCGTCATTACCGACCGCAAAATAACTCGTGTCCGGTCTCGGGTTCCGTAAAGCCTGCGGATCGTCCACAGGGTACAGGCCAAGAGACAACTGGGGTTGGTCAGGCTCCCAGCACTCCGGACAGACCAAGATATTCACGTTCTTGGTCTTCACCACAATCGACTTCAACTGTTTCAGTTTGTACTGAAACCCGCATCGGTCGCACATGGCGATTGCGTTCTTGCCACTTGCAAACCTGTTTGGCATTAGTAGCCACCCAAGAAGCTCTCACGTGGGACAAACCGCACCGCCGCCTTTTCTCGGTCCTCACCCGCCGCGAGATCCCACGCTTCGTCGTACTGGGCTTTCAATACTTGCGTACGAGCATCAGCACCGGGGATCTTCATCGACAGCATATAAGCCAAGCCTGCAACCATACAGGGCAGGAAACGGAACGGGATATCTTGCCCATTCACGCCTGTACCGGGGTCAAACATCCGCCGCAACCGCGTGTAGTACAACGTCCACGTTGTTGAGTTGTCAGGCTTCGGCCAAACCGTAAACTGGGGTTTCACCACCACATTGTCCGCACCCGTAGCACCCGTACGCCGATTGATCCAGATCTGGATCGGGCGACCCGTCGCATTCTTGTTGGGAATGGACACGTAGGTACTGGATGAAATGCGCGAGATGTTGATGTCCTGTTGGTTCGTGCCAGACCCAGTGCGGATCACATGGTCAAGCAGGTCAACGGTGTCAGGCTCAAGGTCGTACGTACCGACGTTGTAGGTCAGCGTCTTGGTACCTTCTTCCAACGTCCAGAGGTTGATGCCTCGGTTTGACCAGTCCATCAATAGCAGGGCAAGACTACGCTTAGCCGTACGGAAGTCGTAACCCGTACGCAGTTCAGCACCGCAACGCTCGAACGCCTCTTCGATAATCGTGTTGAGGTCGAGGTTGAAGTCTGTCGTAGCTGTAGTCTTGTAGGCCATTACTTCCTCGCTGTTACCACATCGTCACCCTTGGTGACGGTAACGTGATCGCCTTCCACATCGACCCGCATCGGCATTTCTTTCCGATCCAATCGGTCAAGCTTGGCGATGAGTTCCTTGATGACCGCAAACTCAGGCTTGTCTTCCTTCTCGCTTGCACCGGCAATACCGTTTAGCATGGAGATCAGCGCAGTCAACGACGCGCCAAGCAGCCCCATCACGGCAGCAATCTTCTCCCCATCCAAGGCGAGACTCGACACCACGCCGATCACAACGATGATCGTGATGTACTTGAGACCGTCCTTGCCGATTGCCTTGCCAGCAACGTCTTTCGCAGACGACTGAGCCTCAAGCCGATTTAACTCGGCCTGAACCTGTGCCTTGAACATCTCAATGTCGTTCGGCTCAGCCATCACATCCCCCGCCGTCTGTACGGCTTCACTTTTTCTTTGACACCTTTCGGTTGCGCGACGAACTGCTTGCCTTGGGCTTTGCCTTTACGCTTGGCTGCGGTGGTTCGGGCATATTCTCCGGGGGAAAGAGCTTTAATTGCAGCTTCCGGAAGATACCTTTCACCTGTGTCAGAAGATCGTTTACCACTTTTTGTCCTCCACTTCTGGGCAGTCCATGCCTTTAACGACTGCTGCGGAGCCTTCATGACTTGTACCCGCCGCCCTTTTCCTTGTACCGCTTTGCCAGCAACTGCGCCTTCCGCGCCGACCATTGCCCAGCAGTAGTACCCTGAACCGCACTATTTTTAATACTATTGAACAAAGCTTTACGCATACCCGGCTTCGTATAGTTACCGGCTTCGTTGACCTTGCTCTCACCGCCCTTCTTGAAGGTACGGATGGGTTTGCCCGTCCCGATCACAGGCTTATCGTCCCCGCGCCGTTTGGCACGAGGAACCTTTTTGGGGTTGATATCACCCATGCCTCGGGAGGGCATCATAGTTACACCATCTTGCAGCGGGTCTTGCCCTTCTTGGCAATGCCATCAGCACGACGAGAAACAGAAGAGGCCATACCACCCTTCTTCATTCCCTTCGGCTTTGCACCTTTCGGTGCATCCTGCATATCAAGGCTCATACCCGGAGCAGCCATTGAACGGCTGTGGATACCACGAGGGCTAGTCGGGCCGTAGGACCCGCGAGTTTTTGGACCGCTGCTCATTAGCAATAACCTCCGCTACGCATTTTGACTTCCTTACCCTTGGTCTTGCCCTTCTTGGCAATGCCATCAGCGGCCTTGCGGTACGAACCAGCCATGCCACCTTTCTTCATGCCGTACTCGGCCTTCTCGTGCTTGATCATGGACTTCGGAGCGCCCTTCTTCTTCATGAAGGCAAGCTCTTTCTTAGCCATTGCGTTTTTCACTTGGATTTCCTCGTAAATTTACGACCCTTGTCAGCCTTCATGAATTCCTTCCCAACCTTCTGGGGGACTCCAAGACGTTTGGCTGCTTTCGGGTCATTAGCAACCAAAGCCATCAAACGATGTTGTTTGCCAGATTTACTTGGCATTGTGATTCACCAATCGGTCAATCTTCTGCTCCAACCGGTCAAGCCGGTCGAGGAGCATCTGGGCATCAGCCCGCACTTCGGCGCGAGTCACGTGTTCACGAGCCACTTCTTCTCGGGTTCTGTTGAGGAGAATCCCCAACCGTTGAAGTTCGGCAAACTTCTCTTTCACAACAAAACCCAAAATGGCCACGATTCCCGTAAGAACCATGTTCCAAACAACCATTTCCATATCAGCAGTTCCATGCTCTGAGGGACTTGTTGATACGACTGTTGGGATCATTGGCTGTCTTCGCGCTAGTCAGCTTTTTCTTCATGCCCTTCATACGAGCACAGAAGGAATCTCGTCGGGCACCACCTTCAGGCTGAGGCCGTTTCAACCCCGGCTTACCGGGATTGGCTGCGTTATACGACGCACGGCCTTTGGCATTGAGTCCGCCTTTTGGGTTTTTCCCTTCTTTACGCTGCCAAGCGGGAGACTTAGCCATAGATCACCATCGTCGAAACCACGGCTGACGGGATAATGTAGATGTTCTCTTGGAAGAGAAGACCTTCACCCGGCATAAGGATGTAGTCCGCCGCAGTGGAACTAGCCTTGGTATTGACGACGATTTTGGTAGCGCCACTTGCACCGCCGTCGATAAACGTAACGGTACCAGCACCCGAATCGGGGACGATGTAGATCGCTTTTACGCGAGCACGACCAATAACGAGGCTATTTTGGTCCAGCATCTGACCTGCATCAGTGCGGACCTTACTAGCAAGGACATCTGTTTGCATTGACATCTGAGTCTCCTGTAATGGATGAAGGGGGCTAGCGCCCCCCTACGAAGTCTTACAGAGTCAGAGTGGTATACAGCGGGATGTACTTAGTCGTCGCGCCGATCTTGACCGGGAGATATCCCTTCTGATCAGAACCCACAACGCCCGAGGCTACGCTGCCCGTGGTCAAAATGCTGCTGCCGATCACGAGGGTCGTGCAAGCCAGAGTAGCAACCGTGCCGACCGTTGCGGAGATGTCGCCCTCGAAGCCATTGTCAGACTTAACCGGGCCAGAAAAAGTTGTACGTGCCATTTCAATTCCTCACATGCGAGTAAGTGTTTACCAGTCTGCATGTCGTCAGTCGGGTCTGTCTGGTAAACGGTTTTTTCCCGATAACGACTGTATACCATCAAAAAAGAGGGGCTACAAGTATCGCTACCTGTAACCCCTCGGACTAGCCCTCTAGGGAGAAAGCTATCAGGACGCGCCCGGCGAACCAAACATGCCCAGCGGATCCGACCAGCCGAAGCTATAACGCTCGCGGCTCTTGTACCGGACGTTGCCGGTGTCGAAATCGCCGTCCATGCTGTTTTGCAGCGGGGTACGAACGAAGTGCTTCATGCCGT